CCGCAGCCCTTGCCACAACCGCGACAGATGGCTTTTTGTATGTCCCGACCTGAGCGGGTACGCCGACGGGTACGCCGACTGCGATTACGGGTATGGCCCCGATTGTGGTCAACACGACCAACAACAAACTCTATTTCTACAGCGGTGGCGCTTGGCGCGATGCTGGCCCATAAGGAGTGACGATGAAACTTGAACTGACGACTGAAGAAGTGCAGGCCATCCTGCAAGTATTGGGACAACTCCCGACGAGCAGCGGCGCGTGGCCGTTGTTGGTCAAAATCAAAGAGCAGGCTGAAGAAGCCTTGAAGGAGCAGAGCAATGGCTAACTGGAAAATTGAAAACATGGTCGTGAAGCCGGTAGACGGCTCGCACACGGACGTTGTGGTGACGGCGGCATGGCGCTGCACGGCGGTAGACGGCGAACACAGCGCGTCCAACTACGGCAGCATGGGCTTTGCCTCACCGAGCGGCGACTTCATCGCCTACCCCGATCTTACCGAGGACACTGTTCTGGGCTGGATTTGGGCGAACGGCGTGGACAAGGCCGAGGTTGAGGCGAACGTGGCGCGGGAGCTGGATGCACAGGTAAACCCGCCGACTGTTGCCAAGCCGTTGCCGTGGGTTAATGCTGCCTAATGTTTGCACTTGCTCCATTTTGCGTATTGCCATTTGCCGATGCGGGGACGGTTATCACGCCGCCCACCCCCATCGTCATTACGGATATGCACGATGGTGGCAAGAATACGCATCGGAAACGCCCTGAACCAAAGTATGACGAGTACGAAAAACTCCGTCAGGCGCGGCGTAAAGAAGTTATTGCGGTTTACGAGGAACTTGTTGAAGGCCGCCCGCGCATTGTCGCGGAGATTGTGGCCCCGTTTGTGGAGGAGGAGGCCGCAGGCATTCCGATCCCGCCAGTCAACGCCATTGATTTTGACGCATTGCTTGCGGACGTAACGCGCATTGAGGCGCTGTACCGCGAGCTGCAAGAAAAGGACGACGAGGAAGTATTGTTACTGCTATGAAACGCACTTACGTTTACATGGATGGCGAGTTCGTAGAGCGTAAAAAAGACGCCAAGGGTCGCTATCACTACGTCCAGCCCGACATCCAGCCCTACAAGAGCATGATTGACGGCAAGATGATTACCTCGCGCTCCGAACATCGCCGTCACCTTAAAGCCAACAACTGCATTGAGGTCGGCAACGACGATCCTGCCCGCCATATCAAGCCCGAACGCCAAACCAACGAGCGTTTAGAGCGGCTGAAGTGGGAGGTCAACAAGCGCATGACGAACGAGCAGGCCGACCGCGTGCTGCGTCAGTTGCGCCAAGAGTTTAATTTCACCAATCCCCACAGGAGAGGCTAATGACCGACCAAACTGTTGACACCCCAGAGGTTGAAACTACCGACCGCAGGGCTATTTTGGAGCAGGGCTTTGACGCGGTAGAAAACAACGAGCCTGCCGACGCCGACCGTGACGCGCAGGGCCGCTTTGCCAAGGCAGAACCCGAGGAAGAAGCGCCCGAACCCGCCGAAGAACCCGTCTGGAAGCGCCCGCCGCTTTCTTGGAAAAAGGATTACCACGAGGTTTGGCAGAAAGCCGACCCCCGGCTACAGGAGTACGCCTACCAGCGCGAGGAGCAGATGCGCCGGGGCGTGGAACCGCTGCTGCAAGCCAAGCAGTTTGCCGACGCCATCAACGAGGCGATCAATCCGTACATCAGCACGCTAAACGGCCTTGGACTTAAGCCCGAGCAGGCCATCGCCGCGCTGATGAAGGCCGATCACACGCTACGAACGAGCGATCCGCAGACCCGTCAGCAGTATTTCATGCAGTTGGCGAACGAATACGGCATCAATTTAGGCGGTATGCCGCAGACCGGCGCACCGACCGCTGACCCCACCATTTTTGCCCTCAAAAACGAGCTGGCAAACGTGCGTGGCGAGGTCATGACTTGGAAGCAGCAGCAAGAGCAGGCCGAACAGGCTGTGCTGCTGAACGAAATTGAGGATTTTGCCCAGAAGGCCGAGCATTTTGAGGAAGTACGCCCCGAAATGATCAAGCTCCTCCAAGGCGGTAGCGCCGAAACATTGGAGGAGGCGTATGATAAGGCCGTTTATGGAAATAAAGATTTGCGGGAACGCATTTTGTCGGCCCAACAGGCTAAACAGAGCGCACAAGTTTCCGCAGAGAAAAACCGAGCAGCGAAAGCAGCCAGAGCAGCAGCGGTGAGTGTCAGAAGCGCCACACCCGGCGTTAACACGGCTCCCAAAGGCGGCGACCGTCGTGCGATTTTGGAGGAGCAGTTTGCCGATCTGGAATCGCCGTTTGTAATTAACTGATATAGGAGACTTCAAATGGCATTTGCCAACTCTAGTATCAGCGACATCATCGCTACTACGATCCAGAGCCGTAGCGGTGAACTCGCTGACAACGTGACGAACAACAATGCGTTGCTTCGTCGCCTCAAGGAGCGTGGGAACGTCAAGACGTTCTCGGGCGGTAACGTGATTTTGCAGGAAATCATGTATACCGACCCCACGACTAACAATACGAACTCGTACAGCGGCTATGAAGTGCTGAACGTGGGACAGAACTCGCCCATTAGTGCGGCGCAGTTCTCCATCACGCAGTACGCCAGCGCCGTGACGATCTCGGGTCTGGAAATGATCCAGAACTCGGGCAAGGAGGCGATCATCGACCTTCTTGACGGTCGTATGTCGGTCGCGGAAGCGCAACTCGCTAACCGCATCTCCGGCGACCTGTACGGTGACGGCCTCGGCAACGCAGGCAAAAACCTGACGGGCCTTGCTGCTGCTGTGCCGGATGACCCGACCACGGGAACCTACGGCGGCATCAACCGCGCCGTGTGGACGTTCTGGCAGTCGAAAGTGTTTGATGCCTCGGTGAGTGGTTCGGGCGTTGTGTCGTCCACCACCATTCAGGGTTACATGGACGCCCTCGCTGTGCAGTTGATCCGTGGCACCGACAAGCCTGATCTCATCGTTGCAGACAATAACTACTACCGTTATTACCTGCAGTCGCTGCAGAACATTCAGCGCGTGACCGACAGCGGTTCAAGCATGGCTGGCGCGGGCTTTGCCTCCCTCAAGTATTACGGCGCAGGCATGGCCTCCGACGTTGTGCTGGACGGTGGTATCGGTTCGTCCACCTACAACAGCGGTTCAGGAAACGCCAACCATATGTGGTTCTTGAACACCAAGTACCTGCACTTCCGTCCGCACAAGGATCGCAACTTTGTGCCGATTGGCGGCGAGCGGCAGGCCGTTAACCAAGACGCCATTGTGAAATTGATTGGCTGGGCGGGTAACCTCACCTGCTCGGGCAGCCAGTTCCAAGGCGTGTTGATTGATTAAGGGGGGCATAGAAATGTCGATCTCTACTAGTGCATTGATCGGTGTGGCACTTGATTACACCGACACCACGCCCTCGTTTGCCACCGGCACCACGGTCAACCTGAACGATGGCGGTCAGGCGGTCTATGTGCAGGCGGCGTCCACGGTGTCTACCTACATGGCGGTTTCCGTCCGTGTGGATAACACCGTTGTCCCGCTCACCACGACCAACTCGGCTAACAGCAAGGCCATTGGCTTTGCTCAGGCGTCCATTGCCTCGGCCTACTACGGCTGGGTGCAGTTGGGCGGTAAGCCGCGTGTCAACGTGCTGATCGGTTGTCAGCCCAACGTCCCGCTCTTCACCACCGCAACGGCTGGCTCGCTTGACGACGCCACCGTGACGGCGGGTTTGGTTGCGGGCCTTGTGGCAACCACCTCGGCGGCATCGGCCTCGGCTCCGACTTGCGTTGCGGGCTACCCGCACGTTCTGACGGGTCTGAACGCTTAATGAAGCCTCTGGAGATCACGGTACAGGCGGCAGGGACGGACGAGGAACTTTGTTCCAATATCCGCTCGGCGCTGGCCCGTGGTCTACCAGAACTGACCCTCGCTCCCACCAAACACGATGGCAACATGGTGCTGGTGGCGAGCGGGTGGTCTATGCCTGACTACATTGATGAGATCAAAGCCCACCGCAAGGCAGGGCGACCGATTGTCAGCATCAAGGCCACGCACGACTACTTGGTGACGAACGGCGTGGAGCCTGATCTGTGGGTCAACCTTGACCCCCGCGACCGCACCAGCGGCATCCAGCGGCTGAACGACCATACGACCTATATGCCCGCCTCGCGCTGCCCGCCCTCCACCTTTGACTACCTGAAGGGTAAGAAGGTGTTGCTATGGCACTCATGGGCGCCGGGGGCAGAGATGGAGGCGCTGGGGCCAAACAAGTTAGCCATCGGTGGCGGCACGACCTCGGGTCTGCGTGCCATTAACATTGGCTACATCCTCGGATTCCGCAATTTACGCTTTACGGCTACGACTCCTGCAACCGCGCAGACGGCCTTAAGCGATTCACGGGCGAGACAACCGGCCCATCGGTAGATATTTGGGTAGGCGGCCCAACGGGTAAGAAGTTTAACTGCAACATGGCAATGGCCCAGCAGGCCAACGAATTTCAGAAGATTTTTGAGGTCATGCCCGATGTAACGCTTGACGTTAAGGGGCCGGGGCTGATCGCAGAGATCATGCGCGTAAGGGCTGAACGCGCCGAGGCGGCGTAATGGCGATCCCGTCCCGAGTCTTGGGTAGCGGCATTAGCCAATTATCCACGGTGTCCATTTGCGGCGACGGCAATGCATCGGTGACCGCAGCGGGTACGTCAGCGGGTAGCGCCACGGCCATTACCTACGTCTATAACAACGTCACAACGGTAGCCTCTGGCACAGGCGTCAAACTGCCGCCAACCGAAATGGGCGAAACGATTTGGGTAACAAACTCGGGCGCAAATGCGCTAACCGTTTATCCCTATGAATCCACCACGCAAATAGACGGCGGGTCATTTTCAACGGTCAACATTGGCTGTTCAGCGGTGTTTTTCGCTGTCAGCAATAGCCGGTGGGAAGGCTTGCAGGGCTTTAACTCGGCAGTCCCAATCCTGCATTACGGGGCGTTTTCGGACACTACTTTGCAGACGGCGGCCTCTATCAATACCGCCTATGCCATGACGTTTAACACGACCGACAGCAGCAACGGCGTGTCCATTGGGTCACCGACCTCGCGCCTTGTAGTGGCTAATCAGGGCGTTTACAACGTCCAGTTTTCGGCGCAGTTAGACCAAACGTCAGGAGCCACCGCAAACGTTTACATTTGGCTGCGTAAAAACGGCACTAATGTGCCAAATTCAGCCAGCACGGTTGCGTTGCAAGGCACGTCTGCTCGGTTAGTTGCCGCGTGGAATTTCATTATTCAATTAGAGCCAACCAATTACGTTGAGTTGATGTGGGCAACCAGTACCACAAACGCTAGAATCCTTGCAGCCAGCGCCACAAGCGTATGGCCCGCGATCCCGTCAGTAATTTGCACCGTAACACAGGTCAACAACCTGTAAGCCCCAATCCCCACAGGAGAAAGGAAATGCTGGACAGCGACATCAACAACGCCGACGCCCAACTGCACGTTGAGTTTTACACCCGCGAGGACGGCCCAAAGAAGGGCAAGTCCTATGTGCGGATCATGGCCCCGGGAGACAAGACCAACATCATCGACCAGCCGGTGCGCGATGATCACAAGCAGCGTTTCCCTCGGCAATGGCTGTATTACCAGATGCAGCAGAGCGAAAGCGCCGCCGAACAGATCGGCACGCCGCTCACGCAATGGCATCGGGATTTTCCCGAGGATGTCAGCAAGGACATGATCGCGGAACTCAACATCCTTAAGTTTGTGACGGTGGAGCAGTTGGCATTGGCCTCTGACGGTCAACTGCAGCGGATTGGTATGGGTGCCGTGGGGATGCGCGAAAAGGCGCGTATGTACCTTAACCGCAAGAACCGCAGCGAAAGCAACGAAGAACTGGCCGACACGAAGCGCCAGTTAGCCGAACTTCAGGCGCAGATGGCTGCCATGATGGACAAGCCGAAGCGCGGTCGTCCCGCAAAAGTAGTGGAGACATAGTATGGGCAGCACGATGGTTCAGTTGATTACGGAATGCACGCAAGAGTTAGGCATTCCGACCCCGACGACGGTGGCGGGGAATAGTAGTCAGGACATCGTGCAGTTATTGGCGTTGATGAACGCCTGTGGCTATGAGTTGCTGCGCCGCGCCGACTGGCGTGAATTGACGAAGCAACATACGTTCTACACCGAGGCGACGACGACCACGGGGACGTGGACGACAAGTAGTTACACGATCACGGGCATTCCCTCCACCGCAGGGCTATCGACCTCGTATCAGGTGCAGGGCGTTGGCATCCCGAACGCCACCTACATCACCTCGGTAGACTCCGCAACGTCGGTGACGCTGAACTACGCGCCGACCGAGGCGCAGGTTGGCGGTCAGTTGATTTTCCAGAAGGTCAAATACGACCTGCCCGCTGACTACAACAGCACGGTCAACCGCACTCATTGGGACAAGAGCAAGCGTTGGGAAATGCTCGGCCCCGAGTCCGCGCAGCAATGGGAATGGCTGCTCTCGGGCTATATCAGCACCGGCCCGCGTATTCGCTGGCGTCTGCTCGGCAAATACTTTCAGATTTGGCCGGGGATGAACGCAGGCGAACTGCTTGGGTTTGAGTACCGCAGCCGATCTTGGGCCGAAAGCGCGGCAGGCGCACCCAAGAGTTCGTTTACCGCTGACGATGACACTTGCATCTACCCAGATCGCTTAATGGTGCTGGGTACAAAACTCAAGTATTTTGAGGCAAAGGGCTTTGACACGACCGCCCTTTACCGCGATTACCTCATGGAGTTTGAGACAGCGGTAGCGCAGGACACGGCAGCGGCAAACCTCTCGTTTGCGCCGCGCCCCGGCACCGTTCTTATCGGTTACGACAACATCCCTGACAGCGGCTACGGAACGGATAGCCAATAATGGCCTCGCCCGTTCGCAGACGGCTAATCCAAAGGACGAGCAACAACGTCGCCTCGTTGCCCGCGCCCGTGGGCGGTTGGAACGCCCGCGACTCGCTCGCCAACATGGCCCCGACCGATGCGGTAACGCTAGATAACCTGTTCCCGGGTGTCTCTAGCGTTGGCCTCCGTGGGGGTTACCAAAACCATGTGACGGGCATCACGGGTCAGGTCGAAACCCTGATGACCTACAACGGCGGCAGCACGGACAAGATGTTCGGCATTGCAGGCGGCAACATCTATGACGTTACGACCGCAGGGGTTGTGGGCGCGGCGGTAGTGTCTGGCCTGACCAACAGCCGCTGGGAATACGTCAACATCACAACCTCGGGCGGCAGTTACCTGTACGCCGCGAACGGCGTAGACGCGCCACGGCTCTATGACGGGTCATCGTGGACGGCGATCACAGGCGTATCTACCCCTGCGATCACAGGCGTCACGACAACAAGTTTGGTCGTGCCGACGCTGTTCAAAAACCGCCTGTGGTTTATCCAAAAAGACACGCTGAAAGCGTGGTATCTGCCCACGGCATCGGTCGGCGGTGCGGCAAACGTCCTAGACCTGTCATCGGTAGCGCGTAATGGCGGCACGTTGATTGCGATGGCAACGTGGACGATTGACGCAGGTTATGGCGTTGACGATAACCTCGTTTTTGTCACGGATCAGGGCGAAATCATCGTCTACCGTGGCACCGACCCTTCCAGCGCCTCCACTTGGGCGTTGATTGGCGTGTGGCAGGTCGGCTCGCCTATCTCGCGCCGCTGCGTAGCGAAATATGGCGGCGATTTGCTTGTCATTACGCTAGACGGGTTGATCCCGCTCGCTTCTGCGCTGCAATCCTCGCGCCTTGACCCGCAGGTAGCCTTGTCAGACAAGATACAGGGTGCCTTTGCAGCAGCAACGCGCCAATACAAGGGCAATTTTGGCTGGTGTTTGCTTTATAACCCGCTCAACAACGCCCTCATCGTCAATATTCCCGTCAGCACGGGCGCACAACAGCAGTTTGTGATGAACAACATCACGAAAGCGTGGAGCCGCTTTACAGGCTGGTACGCAAACTGTTGGGCGCTGCTAGACGACACCCCGTATTTTGGCACCAATGGCGTTGTCGCAAAGGCGTGGACGACGGATTACGCCGACAATGACACGGCGATCCCAACGCGGGCGTTGCAGGCGTTTAACTACTTTGAGACACGCGGTGTGATTAAGTATTTCACCCGTGGGCGTCCGACGATTTACAGCAACGGCGTTCCCGCCATCAGCATTGGCGTCAACGTAGACTTTCAGACCGCCGACATTGTGGGCGCGTTGTCATTTTCGCCCACGGCTTATGGGCTGTGGAATACGGGCCTGTGGAGCCAAGCGCTGTGGGGGTCGGATACGGTCGTGTCAAACAACTTTGTGGGCCTACAAGGCATTGGGTACTGCGCTGCCGTTAACTTCAACAGCAGCAGCAAGAACCTGACGCTGGAGTGGGCCTCTACTGACATCGTGTACCAACTCGGATGGGCTGGCGCATCGTAAGCGGCCCCCATGTTGGGGCATGGGTCACGGCGCAGACAGAGGGTGCGTTTGACCCTAACCGCTCAACCGCGATTGGTCTTGAGCGTGACGGCAAGATCGTCGCAGGGACGGTCTACGAGAACTGGAACGGGCGATCCGTGGTTTGCCACATAGCGTGGGAACGGGTTACCCCAGCGTATATGGCGGCGGTGTATGACTATGCGTACAACGTCGCAAATGTTGATAAGATCATAGGGCCAATTAGCAGCAACCATACCCGGGCGCTCGCATTGGTCAGCAAGATGGGGTTTTCGGAAGAAGCGCGGATTAAAGGTGCCGCGCACGACTCTGGAGACATTGTTTTGATGACGCAGACACCCGATAAGTGTCGATACTTGGAGCCTCGGTATGGGCAAAAGATCGCCAGCGCCACCGCCAGCGCCTGATTACGCCACGTTAGCCATTAAGCAGGGAGAGGCTAACCTCGCCGCTGCAAAGCAGTCGGCGTACATGAGCAATCCCAACATTTACAGTCCTACGGGAACGCAGACTGTTAGTTGGACAAGAACCCCGCAAATTGATACGGACGCCTACCAAAAGGCGCTGCAGGCGTATTACGACCGACAAGCGGAATTTGGCCCGGGATCGGGTGGCCCAGAGCCGACGCAAGAACAGTTCACGACCTACATTGAACAGCCAACCGTCCGGCAGACCATTAACCCGAACGCGGAAGCGGCATTACGCCAGCAGGAGTTGGCGCAGCGGTATATGTCAGAAGCGGCAGCGGGTGCCGCACAAGGGTTAGGCGGGCTTGGTATTGCGTCAGCATTCCGGCCCGAAAACCTCCCCGGCCTACGCTATGACCTGCAGACGGGTCAGGCCCGCATCCCCGGCGTGCATACGGTGGAGGGCGTAATCCCGACCCGCCCGGGCGTGGAAATGGCCCCGTATGAACTTACAAGCGGCGTTCCCGGCCCGATTGGCACAGGCGAACAAGCAAGAGGCGGCCCTGCTGCACAGAATCTCGCAGCGTTCCAGTATGGCGGCCCGCAGACGGCGGTAGGCGAAATGGGCTTCACCCCTGCTGGCGCAAGTTACATCGGCGTGCCGCAGCAATACGGCGCAGATTACACGGGCGTGGGCGGTGTCGGCCAAGGCGTCAGCGCAGGCCAGTTCGGCATGGCGCAGGGCGGCCCATCCGCAGGGTTGTTTGGCTTCGCAGGCGGTGGCCCCGCTGGCGTGCAGTTTCAAGGGCTAGACGTGTCGGGTGTTGGCGGCGTTCAGGCCGCACCGGGACAAGGGCAGTTTGGCTACGCCCAGCAGTTTGTCCAAGGCCCGCAGTTGCAGGGCCAGATTGACTTACAAGGACTTGCTGCCGCCCCTGTGCAGGCAGGCACCACGGCGCAGCGGGCGATTATGTCGCGCCTTGCGCCACAGTTGCAGGGTGAGCGTCAGGCGCTATACACGCAACTCGTCAACCAAGGTCTGCGACCGGGCGGTGAGGCGTTTAACGCCGCGATGCAGGCGCAGGCGCAGAAAGAAAACGACCTGTTGTTGCAAGCCGCAGCGCAGGGCATCAGTCTGGATCAGGCAGCCCGTCAACAGGGCGTTGCCGAACAGCAGGCCCGTGCGATGTTCGCCAACCAAGCGCAACTGCAAGGCTTTGGCGCTGGCATGGAGCAGGCGGGTCTTTACAACGTCGGCCTCGGTCAGAACGTGCAGCAGGCACTTGCCACGCAAGCCGCCGCCAATCAGGCGCAGCAGCAGGCATTCCAGCAACGGGTGCAGGCCGGTGAGTTTGGCCGTGACGCGCAACTGGCCTCGTTCCAGACAGGCCAAGCGGCGCAGGAAGCGCAGAACCGCGCTATCGCGCAGAACTTTGCCCAAGCGCAGGCCGCGCAGCAAATGCAGAATCAAGCGGTTCAGCAGAACCTGCAGTCAGCCCTTGCCGCCGAGGAAGCGCAGCGTGCCGCACAGGCACAGCGTTTCGGGCAGGCCCAAGGCACCGCCGAACTCGCCGCGCAACTTGGTGGACAGCAGTTTGGTCAGCAGGCGCAGTTGCAGCAGATCATTAACGCGGCTGGAGCGCAGAACTTCCAGCAAGCGTTGGCCTCGCGTGAGGCATTCAACCAAGCGCAGCAGCAAGCCTATCAGCAGGCGATGGCAGGGCAGCAGTTTAACCGCGAAGCCTTGCTGCAGCAGTTTGGCATGGGCCAGCAGGCGCAGCAGATGGCAAACCAAGCCGCTGCACAAAACTTTGCACAGCAGCAAGCCGCACAGGCCGCAAACCTTGCCCGCCAGCAGCAGATATTCGGTCAGGGCATGGACATCACGGGCGCACGCAACCAAGCCATCGCGCAGATGTACGCGCAGGATTACCAGCGCCTTGCCGCCGCCAATGCCGCCCACCAGCAGCAGTTCCAGCAAAACATTGCCGCGCAGCAGTTCTACAACACGGCAGCACAGCAAGCGCTGGCGCAGCAGGCCGCAATCCGCAGCATCCCGGTCAACGAGATCAGCGCATTGCTCTCGGGCGGTCAGGTCAACGTGCCGCAGTTCCAAGGCTACAGCGGCGTCAGCGTTGCCCCGGCTCCCGTATTCCAAGCGGGTCAGGCACAAGATGCTGCCGCTATGCAACGGTACGGTATCCAAGCCAATCAGGCCGCAAGCAACATGGGCGGGTTGTTTGGGTTGGCTGGAGCAATTGCAGGCGCTCCAACCGGCGGTTTCCTAACTTCATTACTCGGAAAATAACGTTATGAACGGATTTACACCCGACAGACCGCAGCGCATGGCACAGATGCTCGCCATGCAGGAGCGCAACCGTTCTATCAACGCCCCACCGGGCCAGCGTGACGGTATGCCCGTCATGCGCCCTAGCCTCGCGTACAGCGGCGCTACGCCAAACACCGCGACGGGCGTTGCCCCACAGGCCATGAACTTCAACGGCCCCCAGATGACCGCACAACCCGGCACAGCGGGCATGATGGGCGCACCGGGACGTTACGGTTCAGCGCCGATGCGACAAATGGGGCCGCCCCCCGTGCGATCACCGCAGATCGGTATGCAGTCGCGTCCCCGCGTGTCCTCGCCCGGTATGACGACCCCGCAGGGCGGTCGGTACAGAGGAGATTTTGACGATGGCGCAGAATAAACCTCGTTACGTTCCAACTTTTCGCGCACCGACAGCATATGAGGAAGCAATGCTGCGAGCGCAACGCCAACAACAATTGGCAGAAATGTTGCGCCAACAGGCTGAAGTGCCAGATCAGGAATACACGTTTCAAGGCTTTCGCGCCATGCCATCTATTGCTGGCGGTTTGGCAAAAGTATTGAAATCGTATGGCGCACGCAAAGCCGAAGAACAAGCCGACGAAGCCGCCCGCGCAGCGCGTGAGGCTGACGTTGCAGGTGCAGAGCAGGTGTTGCACGGCCTTGCGCCACAAACCCGCAGCGTCACGGGCGGCGCATTGCCAGAAGTTGATGTAACTGGCGTGGCTAGTGCGTATCAGCCAGAGATGGCGCAACAGCCTATGATGGAAGCCGTAATGCCGACGGCACAAGAACGCCGTGACTTGTTGACGCAGACAATGGTGCGCGGTACGCCAATGGCGCGACAACTGGCGCAATTTTTAGCGGCTCAAGAACCAAAAACGACTACAACTGAATTTGGCAACCAACTGCTCAACGTAACGGGTGACGTAGCAACGCCTGTAACGATGGGTGGAAAGCCGGTTACGGCTGCGCCAAAGCCCGCAGAATTGCCAAGCGATGTGCAAAGTTATCAGTATTACGTTCAGCAAGAATCCGCTGCTGGCCGTCCTACCAAAACCTTTGAGCAATGGAAAGCAGGTCAAAAGTCGCCGCCAGTTAGTATTGACCTTGGTTCAAAGGGCGATGTAGAAGCGCAAAAAGTCTTTATTCAAGACCTTGGCAATATGCGTCCAAAAGCGCAAGCGGCTGCAAATATCATTAGATCAGTTAACAACTTGGATCGTTTGACTGCAAAAGGCACTTATGTTGGCTCTCTTGCGCCAACAGCGGTCGGGGCTTCTCAGTTTTTAAGCGGGTTAGGATTAAAAGTGGCCCCAGAGGTTTTAGCGAATACGGAGCAATTTCAAGCAGAAGCAAGCAATCTTGTTTTGTCAACTCAAGCCGCACTTGGTGGCGCTCGCGGGTTTACAAAAGAAGAAACGGCAATCTTGGAAAGAATGTTTCCGCAAATTGTTAACAGCCCACAAGCGCGCATTGCAATTGGAAACATCATTCGCAATAAACAACTTGACGTAATTGATGAATACGATTCGTTAATTGACGATTACAAATCAACTTACAAAGATTCAAGAATTCCATATAAAAAATTTGATGATGAAGAAATACGTTATCAAAGGTGGAAACGTCGTCAAGGAGGCGGCTAATGGACGATTACACGCCTGAAGAAGAAGAGCGATTCAAGCGTCGTTTTGCTGCTGAGCAAATGGCCGTTACACAGCAACAATCTATTGCGTCAGCAATGACGCATCCAAAGGCTCCGTACAACATAACGGGCCGTGGCCCAACGATGATGATTAACGATCCGCAACGCGGAATGCGTCCTGCAAGTGCGTTAGAGCGGTTCATCATGGGGACGGGCGCTGGCGCTGAAAACGTGCTAACCAACATTGGCGAAATGACCGGCATAGTGCCAACTGAAGCGGCACAAGAAAGGTTGCGTGCCAATGAGCCGTTTATGCAGAACACGGCAGGCAAAATTGGTGGTTTTGTTGGCGAAACGGGCGCTTTGACTCCTGTGACGGGGCCATTTGGCAGCACGGTTAGTGCAGGCGGTCGTTTGATGGGCTATGGCGGCCCTTTTGTTCGCGGAATGGCAGAGGGCGGTTTGTCAGGCGCAATCACGGCTGGCCCCGGCGACCGCCGCACAGGGGCTGCGTTTGGGGGCGCGACCGCGCTCGCGGTTCCGGCTACAGGCGGTGTGTATCGTGGCCTAACCCGTGGCATGGAGGCTGCTGAAGGCGCTGCGGATTTGGGTCGTCGCGGGGTCACGTTAACCCCGGGGCAAGTTAAACCAGAAAGCAATTGGGCCATGCTTGAAGAGTCCATTATGGGGCTTCCGTTTTTAGGAACACGCGTTACAAAAGCGCGTCAGCAAGGATGGCGCGAAACCCAAGGTTTGATTGCACAAGAGGCCGCACCGCCGGGGTACAAGTTGCCCGTTAAAGACGATGTACGCGAAATGTATAACGACCTTGAAGATGCCTACACGCAATCATATGGGCAATTCAAAGGTTTCCCGCTGCGCCCTGCGTTAGTTCGCGTTCAGGGCGGTGATGTGCCGCTTTCGCAAGCAATGGCGGTACCGCGTCAAGCCGCAGCAGACAGAAAATCTCGGCAATATGTGCAAACTTATATTGATAACGAATTAGACCGTATTAAAGGGCGTCAATTAGACAGCGAAGATTTGCTTACTATCCGTTCAAACATCCGCGCAAAGGCACGGGAGTTTGCTGGCAATAAAAATTACCCTGACGCCGAACAATTGTTTAAGTCTGCCGAGCAAAAAGCAACAGAAATTCTTGAGTCGCAGTTGCCGCCAGACGTAATGCAAGCATTGCGCGATGTTGATGCCAAATACGGCAACTTCAAAGTGTTGCAAAACGCCATTGACAAATCAAAAGATAAGCCTGATGCATTTACTCCCGCTCAGTTTTCTACAGCAGTAAAAGAAAGCGCAGGAAGTAAAGGCCAGTATGCAGGCGGCGGCGGTCGGATGCGCGATATTTCGCAAGCATCAGCAGAGGTGTTTCCAACACAGCAGCCCATGACGGGACGACAACTTCCGGGGCAAATTGCCGGGACAGTTGCAGGCGTTGCAACGTATCCACTTTATGGACAAAGCCCTGCATCACGGCTTGCTCGGCAATTGATGTTGGGTGGAACAAAAGGACAACGCGCAATCCAAGAGTTTGAAGAAAAATTCAAACGCAAATTGTCGCCTGAAGAACGCGCAGCATTAGTTGCTGCATTACGCGCAAGCGCAGGCGCATATGGCGAAGAAACGCGGCCATATCCGTTTGCAACAACGAATCAATTTTAACGATTTATGCCATCACCGAGGTATAGGTAAATGTCGTATAATGGCTCGGGAACGTTCTTAATCAACTCGGCAGGCCAGCCTGTCGTCGCTAACACCGTCATTTCGGCCACGGTCTTTAACGCCTTGACCTCTGACCTTGCAACGGGTCTTTCCACGGCGATTACCAAAGACGGTCAGACGACGATCACCAACAACATCCCCTTTGGGTCTAACAAAATCACGGGGCTGGGGTCGGGTACTGCCGCAGCGGATGCCGCGAATTTGGGGCAGGTGCAGTCCACCGTCGCCAAACTCATCACGGTGACAGGCACGGACACGATCACGGGCTCCATGTCGCCGCAGTTGACCGCTTATGCAGCGGGGCAGTTGTTTTACTTTGTCGCTAACGCAGCCAACACAGGCGCGGTGACGCTGAACATCGACAGCCTCGGTGCCAAGAGCATCACCCGCGACGGTAGCAGCGCCCTTGCCGCTGGCGACATCAACTCGGGTGAAGTGGTCGTCGTGATTTACGACGGCACGCGCTTCCAGATGATTAACGCCGCCAACTCGTTCGGTAACACAACGATCAACGGCACGCTGACGGTCACCGGCAACGCGGGCTTTCAGGCCAACGTGTCGATCACCTCGGCCCTGTCGGTCGGCGGTGTCTTTGCGGTCACCGGCGCAGCCACCTTTACGGCTAACCCCACCCTCTCCGGCGGCACCGCCAACGGCGTCCTGTACCTGAACGGCTCCAAGGTGGCGACGAGCGGGAGTGCGCTGGTATTTGACGGCACCAACCTTGGCATTGGCACGGCGAGTCCGACAAGAAAACTTACGATAAGCGGATCAGGCGTATTTGCCGCAACAACGGGTTCGTCAATTCGCTTGGATAATTCAAGCACAGGCAGATTTGCAATCGTAGACCTTGACAACTCTCAAAACTTAAACATTTGGAACAGCGATTCTGGCGCAGGAAGCATAGTATTTTGGCGCGGTTCTGGCGCTGGCACGGAGACTGCAAGATTTGACGCCTCCGGCAACCTCGGCATCGGCACGACGTCGGCTTTTGACTCAGCAAGCAAAGTTTTAACGCTAAACGGTTCTAGCACTTCGCGCTTTGAAATGGGAACAGGAGGCGCATCAAGAGGTGGCCTTTACTCTGGCGGCACAGAATTAAATCTTTACACCGTGGGCGCAATTCCGTTGAATTTTGGCATCAATTATTCAACGAAAATGACTTTGGACGCCTCCGGCAACCTCACCTTCTCGTCCACCGCCCAGCGCATCACGGGCGATATGACCAATGCGACATTTAGCAATCGGCTGGCTTTCCAGACAAGCACGGCCAATAGCGCAACGTCAATTTCTTCGCTGCCAAACGGAACTGGCACCGCCTCAAACATCAACTGTTACAACAACAGCGATCCAACAAACTCGTCTTTGCTTTTGGCTGGCACAAACGCAACGGAAGCGTTAATTCAGTCTGCTATTCGCGGCACCGGCACCTACCTGCCGATGACCTTCTATACCGGCGGCAGCGAGCGTATGCGGCTGGATACGTCGGGAAACCTCGGGATTGGTACTGCGTCGGCCAATGCAAAAATAGATGTGCGGTCATCTGCAACAAATCCAGCGGATTTTTATTCAGACAATTTTTATTATGCAAGAGTCATTGGAAATGCCGCAACATCTGGTCAAACTGGATTCAATGCGTTAGTAAAAGACAGCGGCGGCACAAACACAAACTTCTATTTTTATAATTCCGCAGGCACCGGAAACATTTTAGTTACGGGAGCGTATGGTCTAAATATTGGGACAAATAATACGACCCGCATGACCGTTGACTCCTCCGGTAACGTCGGGATTGGTACTGCGTCGCCTGCTACAAAGACAGAAATTTACGGAACCGCAGCCGCGAATAACCTTGCGTTGCGAATTACCAACACCGCAACTGACGGGTACAGCACCATCCAACTTCGCGATGCAAACGCCGGTATTTACCGCAACGGGTCTGCACAAGGATCTTATGCGGGTAACAACAGTTTAAATTTAATTACAGTTAGCACTCACCCGATTGGCTTTTCAACCAATAATACGCTGCGGGCAATTATTGACTCCTCCGGCAACGTCGGTATTGGTACTGCGTCGCCTGCTTCGCTGTTGGACTTGACGGGAAATGACCCGACGCTGCGACTTACTGACAACGCGGGCAGTCCCACCAGAACATATTCAATGCGCTCGGCCGACGGAAGCTACCTCATCCGTGATGTGACCGGCGGTACAGACCGTTTTGCTATTGACTCCAGCGGCAAAATAAGCGATCAATACGGCAACATCCGCGCCATCCCGCAGTCAGGATCGGACAAGACGGGTTCTTATACGCTCGCAACAACGGATGTCGGTAGGTTCATTGGCGTCGGCTCAGGCGGCAGCATCACCGTACCGGATGCAACTTTCGCAACCGGGGATGTGGTCTCAGTATTTAACAACACCACGGGCAACGTGACGCTGACGATGACGATTACGACGGCTTATATCGGCGGCACCAACACCGACAAAGCAACCATCACTTTGGCAACACGCGGCGTCGCAACGATCCTGTTCATCAGCGGCACGGTCTGCGTCGTCAATGGAAACGTGAGCTAAACCATGTCTGGAATCATGCAACTGCTTCTGGCTGGAGTCATTCAGGCTAGAGACATTACTGTTGTAGTTACTTTTACCGGTGCCGGTTCATGGACCGCGCCGACTGGCGTGACTAGCGTTGATTATCTTGTTGTCGCAGGCGGTGGTGGTGGAGGTCAAGTTTATAGCCTCGGCGGCATAGCCGGTGGTGGAGGTGCTGGAGGATTTCGTACTGCAACATCATTTGCTGTAACCGCCGGAACTTCTTACACCATTACCGTCGGCGCGGGCGGTGGTGGAAATGCAAGTGGATCAAATTCTGTATTTAGCACCATTACATCTACTGGCGGTGGAAATGGTGGGCAACTTCGACAAGATGGTCCCGGCGCTGCGGGCGCAAATGGAGGTAGTGGCGGCGGCGGATCAATGGTAGAGGAAGTTGGCCCAGCTCCCTATTACCCAGTAACTAGAACCGCAGCGGGAGGCGGAACTGGAAACAGTCCATCCGTAAGTCCCTCGCAAGGAAACAATGGTGGTAATGCTAGTACCACAGGAGCAGCCACTAATTCTGGTGGCGGTGGGGGCGGGGCTAGTGCTGCTGGTGCTAATGGATCAGGCGCCGTTGGAGGAAATGGCGGAAACGGAACCGCTTCTAGTATTACAGGCACTTCAGTTACCTACGCAGGCGGCGGCGGAGGTGCTTCAGGCACTACCCAATCAGGTAGTGGCGGCACGGGAGGCGGGGGAGCCGGGGCGTACGTTGGCTCTAATGCCGTAGCAGGAGGGGCAAATTTAGGCGGTGGCGGTGGCGGCGGGGGCGTCCAAGGTAAGGCTGGCGGTCCCGGCGGTTCCGGCACTGTCATTCTGAAATACGCAACGACTACCGCATCCCCGCTTATTTTCTACGGCTCTGGTACATTTATCGTTCCAACCGGCGTGACGAGTTGCGACTACTTGGTTGTGGCGGGTGGCGGTGCTGGCGGAGATGGCCCAAGTGGAGCAGGAGGCGGCGCAGGTGGGTTCCGCACGGGTTCAGGGTTTTCCGTTACAGCGGGAAGTGAATACGGCGTAACGGTGGGCGCTGGCGGGTCTGTAGTTTCAGGTAACAGAGGTAACAACGGCAGCGATTCTATATTTAATACCATTACATCTACTGGCGGCGGTGGCGGCGGTTTTGAAACCCAAAATACAACCAACCGAAACGGAAAAAATGGCGGTTCTGGTGGAGGTAGTGGTGTTAGCAACGGCAATCCTGCGGTAGTTCGCGGAACGGTTGGAAGTGGCAATACCCCCTCTGTAAGTCCTTCGCAAGGCAACAACGGTGGCCAAGGAAACGGAACTTTAAATGGCGCTTCTGGCGGTGGCGGTGGTGGAGGAGCTTCAGCCGTCGGAAGTGATGCAACTTTAAATGTTGCGCCAAATTGGTACGGATCAAATGGTGGAGACGGCTCTGCTTCAACTCTTTCTGGCGCATCTGTAACTTACGCTGGCGGAGGGGGAGGCAGCGGAAATAGCCTTTCTCAAATATATGGGCTTGGCGGCGCTGGCGGAGGGGGGAATGCAGGTTCTACAAAACCTTCACCGGGGCCTTTTACGGCTGTTGCGGGAACCGCTAATACCGGCGGCGGCGGTGGTGGTGGATGTAATAATCCAAATCAGTCTGCCGCTGGCGGCTCCGGCATCGTAATCATTAAGTTCAACTAATATGAAACTAAAGACCTATCAACTTGTAGGGATTGACGTAGCCATGCACTTGCTGCGTCCGGGTGCTAAGTGGGAAATCACGAACAGCTATTTTTCTCGCTGGGATGACCCGCGCCCCTGCCCGTCATGGCAAGAAGTGATGGATACCGTAGAGAAGATCAAAGCGTTTGAGGACTCCATCAACACGATCTTGTTGCCTGAACAGGAAGCTAAATTTAAGGCTCAACTAGACCAAATTGAACAGGCCAACAACTCGTGATTGTGCATAACCTGTTCCCCACTCCGGTTGCCAAGTTCACCTTGGATCGTGCATTCACGACCGAGGAGTTGGACTTTGTGGATCAGCAGCAAACTCATAACAACGTGGGAAATACAACAAGCGATGATCGGTATGTTCTCACGCACAAGACAATGGCTTCGGTCTATGACTTTGTGAAATCTTGTGTCGGCACTTATTTGCAGAACATCTACGCGCCCAAGAACGATGTGTCATTGCGGGTTACGCAGTCGTGGTTGAACTACAGCAAACCCGGTGAATGGCACCACAAACACGCACATCCTAATTCGTTTGTCTCGGGCGTGCTGTACATGAAGGCGGTTAAAGACAGCGACAAGATTTATTTTTACGGTGACGAATACAAGACGATTGATCTACCCACCGAAAACTACAATCTTTACAACAGCAAGTCTTGGTGGCTTCCGGTTGAAACGGGCAATCTAATGTTGTTTCCGTCTTCGCTTACGCATTCAGTTGAGAAGGTTCAGGCGGATCAAACTCGCGTCAGTCTGGCTTTTAATACGTTTCCAGTAGGTTATGTGGGTCAGGAAGAAAACTTGACCGCGCTCCATTTGAGGGATTGAACATGGCTCACTTTGCAGAACTTGATGCTAACAACGTTGTGCTTCGCGTCATTGTTGTGGATAACAAAAACACGGCGGATGCCAATGGCGTTGAGCAGGAATGGATTGGTCAGGCTTTTTGCGTTCGTTTGCTTGGCGGCAATTGGAAGCAGACTTCTTACAACGGGAACTTCCGCAAAAACTACGCTGGCATCGGGTTTACTTATGACTCGGTTTTGGATGCTTTTATCCCGCCGCAGCCTGATCCCCAGTGCGTGCTTGATCCAGACAATTGCAAGTGGAATTGTCCTCCGGGAGATGGCGGCAGTTACGTTTGGAACGCGGCAACAAAGACTTGGGATCAGGAAACGCCGTAGTGTTATTTCAGAAAGAACAAAAGCTGTGTTTGTTTGTGCCGCCTAAAAACGGGACAAAAACAGCTATGACTTTTTTAAGGGAAGAAAACTGGAAAATGGTTAAGCCGCTAAGCCACATTTTGCCTGAACACGCCGTAGAAAAATGGCCGAACCTTACTCAGTACAACTATCTAATGTTTGTTAGAAACCCGTTGGATCGGTTTGTAAGCACAATTTTATTTAATAAACAAAGAGATTCCGAAAGATTCCAACAGGTTTTAGATACATGCGAAATTCAAGAATCTGTTGAGGCGTGTTCATACGAACAGGTTGTAGACAATTTTGATCATTTTAAGTCTACATTCAATGTTTTGTTTTTTCCGCAGTCCCGTTGGGCTACGTTGCCCAACACAGAAATTCTGGACTTTGATAACTACGAAGCCGAGATCCGTCGCATCTCAGGGAACTACACCATCCCGCTCGTTATTAAGAACAAGTCCACGGACTTTGGCCGCAGCGTCGTAACGCAAAAGGTCATTGACTTTGTCCGGCAGGAATACGCTGCCGACTACGCGCTGGCTAAAGATAGACTAGGTAAGGAGTACTAATGGAATCTGTAAAACTTGAAGTGACGCTGGAAGAAGCCGTCGCTATTGTTAATCTACTTGGATCTCTCCCGACAGCACAGGGAGCGCATCCGCTTTGGATTAAGTTGACCGAACAGGTCAAGCCGTTGCTGCCGAAACAAGAGGAGTCGAAGTAATGAATTGGAAAATTGAAAACATGGTCGTGAAGCCGGTAGACGGCTCGTACACGGACGTTGTGGTGACGGCGGCATGGCGCTGCACGGCGGTGGATGGCGACCACAGCGCGTCCAACTACGGGAGCATGGGTTTTGCCTCACCGAGCGGCGACTTCATCGCCTACCCCGATCTTACCGAAGCCGATGTGCTGGGCTGGGTCTGGGCGAACGGCGTGGACAAGGCCGAGGTTGAGGCGAACGTGGCGCGGGAACTGGATGCACAGGTGAACCCGCCGACGGTGGCGAAGCCGCTGCCTTGGAGTGCGTAATGACCGAACCTACCGACATCCAATTACTCAAGGTCCAGATTCAGGCTGAGTTGCAGCGGTTGGAAGCTCAGTCTTCCGCAAAGGATGTCGCGGGTAAGGCCATCGGCAAGGACGGGCTCAAGTACATCACAGCCATTGTAGTAATCGGCGTTCTCTCTAGCCTTGCGCTGGACTCGGACAAGATTGCTGCGGTCATGGGGTTGCTTGGGGCGTCCTTGACGGCTTTGATCTCCATGCTGGCTTCGATTGCAGGCACGGTTGAGAAAGAGGACAAGCCCGAGTTTGGTGTGATTAAAGACCTGATCGCCAAACTAGACAGGCTTGACCGTAAAGAGCAGCCAATGCGGGTGGACGTTGAAAACGGCCACGTTATTGTGACCAAGGGCGATGATGTAGTGAGGGCCAGCAAATGATGACGTTAGTCTCGACATTCCTATCGTTCCTCGCGGGCGGCTTGCCCAAGATCTTGTCGATCTTCCAAGACCGGCAGGATAAGAAGCACGAGTTGGCCCTTGTCGCTGCTCAGAAAGAGCGGGAACTTGCTTTAGCCGAGCGTGGCCTGATTGCACAGGCCAAAGTCGAGGAGATCAAACTGGAGCAAATCCAGACCCAGACCGCTGCCGAGGAACGTCAGGCTCTCTACCAGCATGACATCGAGATCGGCAAAGGGGCCTCGCAGTGGATGATCAATCTCCGAGCCAGCGTCCGCCCCGTGGTGACGTATATCTTCGTGTTGGAACTCGTGGCGCTGAATGTCGCCGGGGTCTGGTATGCGTACACCACGGGCATTCCGTTTGCGATTGCGATGGAGAATGTCTTCTCGGACGACGAGATGCTGATTTTGTCTTCAATTATCGCGTTTTGGTTCGGGACGCAGGCATTCCAGAAGAAGGGCTGATGCGTGAAGGTCAGCCCCGCTGCCATCCAGATGATCAAGCACCACGAGGGCGTGAGGGTGAAGCCTTACCGCTGTCCGGCGCTTTTGTGGACGGTGGGCGTGGGCCACGTGATTGACCCGAGTCATGCAGCGATAAAGTATGAGGAGCGCAAGAATCTACCGATACCCACAGGCTGGGATCGCGTCCTCAGTATGGGAGAGGTGGACGCTATTCTTGCTCAAGATCTTGGCCGGTTTGAGCGTGGGGTTCTTCGACTTTGCCCTGCTGCTCTTAGTAGCCAAGGGATCTTTGATAGCCTCGTTTCTTTTTCCTTCAACGTGGGCCTCGGCAATCTGCAACGCTCTGGGTTGCGGATGAAGACTAACCGGGGCGATCTTATGGAAGCAGCCGATGAGTTCCTGAAGTGGACCAAGGCTGCGGGCCGTGTCTTACCAGGCCTCGTCAAGCGACGCCAGGATGAGCGGGCCATGTACCTATCAGGAGTAGCCTAATGCGCATTGAACAAGCCTCACGGACCACGGATCAGGGCCTGATTGAGCCCGCCCACCTCATTGAGGTAGTTTGCGCGGCCTGCGGGTATGATTTAGACGAGGGGGAGTTGGAGGCCGACACCTGTTCCGACTGCGGGCAGGTGT